TTACTGAGGTTGTGTATACCCGCATTAGGGGTCGCCAGATGGCGTTTAAGATCAGCTCCTCAGGGGTAGGAACGGCTTGGCAGTTGGGCGCTACTCGAATCGACATGCGTTCCGATGGGCGTCGCTAATGGCTAACATTCTTACTTCAGGTCAGACTCTTGCGCGGACGGTTGCGCCTCGGTTACCTACGGCACCGGGTGCCTATGATCGTCAGTTTATGGAGCAGCTCAATAACATCCTGCGCCTGTACTTTAACCAGCTAGATAACATTCTGGGGCAGATGAGCGCAGACTCGACGGTTATCCCCCCAACAACGGTATTTACGGTCGCAGCGCTACCTAGTGCGGCTACTTCTGGCGCTGGGTCTAGGTCTTTTGTGTCCGACGCAGCGAGTCCTACGTTTGGCGCTACCGTTGCGGGTAGTGGGGCTGCGACCGTCCCTGTGTACTCTGATGGGACTAACTGGAAAGTTGGATAACCCCCGCTTCCCATTTGTACTTTGACATACTAAAATATACCTATGAACAACCTACACCCAATTGCGCAGTCTGTCCAGTCACAAGGTCGCGGCGAAGATACTCAACTGGTGCACATGACCCCCGGCGAAGTGCAAGGCTTGCAGGCACTAGCTAAGGCGCATGGCGGCTCCCTAACAATTAACCCCGAGACGGGTCTGGTCGAAGCAGGCTTCCTAAAGTCCATTCTCCCTACGATTGCTGGTGTTGGGTTGTCTATGATGGGCGTTCCACCCCCGCTGGCTGCGGGTATTGTGGGCCTTGGTACTACTGCGCTGAGCGGTGGTGATCTGAGTAAAGGTTTAATGGCGGGTATCGGCGCGTATGGTGGAGCAGGTCTAGGTCAGAGTCTGGGATTGGGCGCCGCAGCTTCGGTTTCAGGGGCTCCAGCGGTTAACGCTTCCGTACAAGCCGCGAATACAGGGTTGGCTACGCAAGGGGCTTCGGGTCTTGGAACTTCCGCCGCACAAAGCGCGGCAACAAACAACTTTTTGACTCAATCGGGTATGACTGGGTTACCACAGGCCAGTTTGGCTCCGCAGGGTCTAGGCGCTATTCCTCAAACCGTTACACCTATGGCTACCTCGGCAATGAGTAAGCTGGCAACACCGGGTTTCTACGGTGACAACGCTTTAAATATCGGTGCCGCTATTTCACCAATGCTGTTCCAAGAGCCCAAGACTCAATCTGCTCCTGTAGACAATGAGCAGTACCAATACACATACAACCCCGGCAAGACATCTAGAGAAGACTTAGATGCGCAACGTTTGGCCAATCCGGGCGGCGAACTGCGGTATTTCACACCTTCTTATCAAGGGCCAAATAAAGTTCGGGTTGCGCAAGGTGGCCTGCTTAGTCTAGCTGAAGGCGGTATGCCAGAAGAGTACACGTTCGATCCCGTAACTCAGAAGTACACTAAGAAGCCCGGTGTTGCGCCCACAGCCCCTATAGCAGCAGTTACGCCTATCGGCATCGACGCGTCTGGTGGGTATGAGTCAACCATGTCCGCTCCGAATTCTAGTTATTCGGGTCCCGGCCTTATGAGTATGGCCCTTGGCAATTTTGGGCAGTCTCCAGCTCCTGTTGATAGCAGCGAACAATCGTTCACCCCAGCGGCGGCGGCACAAGCAGAACAAGCCGCAAATATTAACTCGTCTCCTGACGTAGGTGTGGGGGGCCCAAGCGGCAGCGGCGGCGGTTTTAGTGGCGCGGACGCGGATGGGGGTTTCGGCCCCTCTTCCCCCGGGGGTATGGCCGCCGGTGGACTTATGGGTTTAGCTGCTGGCGGTATGGCTAAGGGAGGTTTTGTTGTCCCCGCCGACGTTGTTAGCGCCTTGGGTAACGGTAGTACTGATGCGGGTTTACGCTCGCTGAAAGCTAAATTTGGCGCGGTTAAGCATATCAAAGGTAAAGGCGACGGCCTGAGCGACTCGATTAATACTAGCATTGACGGTAAACAGCCCGCCCGTGTTGCTGATGGTGAAGCGTATATCGACCCTAAGACCGTTGCTATTATCGGCAAGGGCGACCCTAAGAAAGGCGCTCAAAAGTTATACGCTATGATGGATAAAATTCGCGGTCAAGCGCATGGTAAAACCACTCAGCAACGTAAAGTAGACCCCCGTAAAGTCGTGTAATGCAAGTTCAACGCGTAGACATCTCGCACGTAAACCAAGTTTGGCCCATGGTCGAGCAGTTTGTTGCGAACGCACTTGAGCACTCCTGCGGGGACTATACGATCGAACAAGCCAAAACGCTTGTGATTATGGGGCACTGGACTCTAATAGTCGCGGTCGATGATGCTGGCGTTCAGGGCGCAGCTACGGTATCATTCAGTAATCGCCCAAATGACAGGGTAGCGTTTATCACGACTATTGGCGGCAAACTAATATCTAGCGCAGATACTTTTGTCCAGCTTAAACAAGTTCTTGCATCTACTGGTGCTACATATATTGAAGGTGCGGCGCGTGAATCCATTGCCCGCTTATGGTCTCGGTATGGTTTTGCCGAGAAGTACCGAATCGTTGGAGTAAAAATATGAGTATGTCTCGTCGTGATCTATATGCCATGGGTGAGCCTTTTGGCGATTCTGCTACGCAGCACAAAGTTGGGGGCGGTCGTATTTATGGCGGTGGCGGCTCTGGCGGTGGCGGTGGCGGTCAAACAAGTACGCAAATACAGGATGTACCCGATTGGGCCAAGCCCTACGCCAAAGAAGGTCTCGGTAAAGCCGCTGCGCTAACGGACATCACCCAAAACCCGTACCAAACGTACGACCAGTCTCGGCAAGCGGGTTTTACTGACCTGCAGAATCAAGCCTTTACTGGCGCTCAGAACGCCGCTCCCTCCGCGGCTATGGGCACTGCTGCAAATATGGCTGGTACTGCGGGCTTAGGCGCGCTTAATGCCGGGGCAAACTTTAACCCCTACCAGACGGGTCAGTTCGGCGGTCAAACCGCTCAGAACTACATGAACCCCTACATGCAAAATGTGGTGGACATCCAGCAACGCGAAGCGCAGCGAACCGCGGACATTGCCGGTACTGGGCGGAATGCGCAGGCTGTTAAATCCGGTGCGTTTGGTGGTTCTCGCCAAGCTATTATGGACGCCGAGGCTAACCGCAACTTGTCCACCCAGATGGGCGACATCCAAGCGCAAGGGCTAAACCAAGCGTACAACCAAGGTCAGCAGCAGTTCAACACTGAGCAGCAACTTCGCGAGCAGTCAAATCAGTTTGGTAATAGCTTAGGTATGCAGGGCTTTCAGACGGCGCTTACCGGCGCGGGGCAACTATCTAACATAGGCCAGCAAACATTCGGCCAAGAGATGGACATTAACAAGCTGCAGCAGCAATATGGTACGCAGCAGCAGGCGTTTGACCAGCAGGGTAAGGACAACAACTATCAGGACTTCCTGAACCAACAACGCTACCCATATCAACAGCTAGAGTTTATGAACTCCATGCTGCGCGGCACCCCAATGGGCACTGTGCAGTCTATGTATGCGCCACCTCCAAGTCAGTTATCTCAAGTCGCCGGTCTTGGCGCTACCGCGTACGGTATAAGTAGAATGGCTGAGGGCGGGGCCGTTAAAGGTTACGCAGTTGGCGGCGGTATTACTGGCCTGCTAAACGACTCACAGTTGCAGCAGCGTACTCAGATGCCGACCGTATCTACGCTGGGTAGGATGGCCGCACAAGACGAGATGCAAGACCGTGCACAGATGCGGTCTGGTTCTGCACAACAAGCCCCCCAAGATGGGCAACCCTCGGTAGCTGACGAATACATGATGTCTCGTGGTGTCGCAAGCCTACCCACTGGAGAGATGGACTTCGCTGGCGGCGGTATCTTGGCATTTGCGGCGGGCGACGTAATTCCCGGCCCTGCTAACCCCGATCCTCGACGCGGCGCAAACTACCCTCAGTACGGGCGCATGCCTAGTCCCCCTATGTCAGCCGCGGAGCGTGCCGAGTTTGAGCGCAAGAAAGAAATGGGCGGTCTCGGCCTCGCATACGAGTACTTGAGTAATATCGGTAGAGACGACGGTCAAGTACGCCGCGACGCAATAGGCAAAGAGGCCGCTAGCGAAGAGATGACTAAGCCATACAACGACAGTCAGAGATTTGCAAACCAAGCCGCTGCTAACCAGCCGGGCGTAACAGGACAAGCCGAACAAGGCGCTCCCCCTGCGGATACTGGTGGGAAAACAGGTCAAGGCGGAGCTGGCATAGGCGCTCCCCGTGCGATGGGTAAAGACGGCTTTGTAGATATGTTTAAAGCGCCTTCCGGTACTTTTGATGCAATGCGAACTGAGCAGGGCAACGTAAATAAAGCTAAAGAAGATGTAGCTAATAAAAGCCGTGCATCCCTTGAAAAAGATCAAAAAGAAATGGGTGAGTATGGTACTGAGCGTGAGGCTAAGCTCAAAGACCAAGAAGCTGGGTTGGCAGGGCTGGAGAAGCGTAACCAAAGCATGGCGTTCATCGAGGCGGGTCTGGCAATAATGTCTGGCAACTCCGCTAATGCCTTTGAGAACATCGGTAAAGGCGCGCTGATTGGTACCAAGGCGTACAAAGAAGGCATGGACAAGATCGACACCAAGCGTACTAAGCTGGACGAGGCGTTCATGAACCTGTACGACATACGTCGCGGTGAGACGGTTGCCAACAAGAAAGAGTTGCGTGCGGCGGAAACCGCATTTGAGTCCGCTAAAGTTGATAGCGCTCAAGCCTTGGCCAACATTACCGGCGAGGAGACTAAAAACAACCTGACGAGCTTCTCCAAAGGTATTGACGCGTACCTTACGAGCAAGCAGAGTGCATTGGACAACGCCTCACGCGAGCGGATTGCGGCGAGCAGCGACGATGCAACAATAGCTGCCGCGCAATACAAAGCTAACACGTTGACGGAGTACCAGAAATCGCAACTCCGTAACCAAGCGGCGACTGAAGTAGATAAAATGCTTGCGAAAAACATTCAGCTTCAGATGCAAGCCGCAAACGACCCGTCTATTCGAGATGGTATGATCGACAAAGCATATAGAGAACGTATAAACGCGGCAGGGGGCGATAGTGGACAAGGAGTGCCTACTGGCACTACAATACGTAGGATAGACCCCGCGACTGGTAAATTAGCGACGAACTAAAGGCGCTTCCGGAGGGGTCATTACCACGAAAGTGAGACCCCAATGGCGATTTATGTAGAACTTCTTGACGGCAGCTACGCCGAGTTTGCAGACGGTACGTCTGACGATCAAATAAACGCCGCCGTACAAGAGTTCTCTAGTAGGCCGCCCGCGCAACCAGAGATACCGCAGGAAGACCGTGAAGGTTTCGGTGCTGCAGCGGCAGCATCCATGGCGCGTATGGAGGGGGAACGGGCTCTTGCTAAAGGCAAGGCGGGCCTAATCAGTGAAGAAGAAGCGATGCGCGTATACAACGCGCAAAAAGCTGAGGCCGATCGGCTCTTCACTCCTACAGACGACACTTTCTCGTTTCGCAATCTTAAAGAGCTGGCCGGTGGCTCCCTGCCGTATATGGCGGCCCCAGTTGCTGCAGGCGTTGCGGGCTCAGTTGCCGGATCAGTTATACCGGGGGTAGGTACGGCGCTTGGTGGTATTGGTGCATCCTTTGCTGCCTCTGCAGCACAATTCTCTGGCTCCAACTTGGCACGCCAGATCGACGAAGGTAAATCTTTCCAAGAAGCCTCTGGCGCTAAAGCCCTTGCAGGCGCACTTCCTATGGCGGCGTTAGACACGTTCGCACTGGGTAAAATTCCCGGCGTTCGCCAAATTCTAGGCCGCGCTGGTATTGAGGTGTCTGAAGGTGCCGCCGCAGCTATTGCCCGTAAGGGTGTCGCCAATGCCGCAATAGATTACACAACGGCTACTGGTAAAGCCCTGACATACGAAGGCGCAACTGAAGCCGGACAGCAGTTTATCGAGCGCCTGCAGGCCGGACTAAATATTGGTGATGAAGCCGCACGTGGCGAGTACTTTGACAGCTTTATTGGCGGTGCTATATTGGGCGGCGCCATTGCTCCTGCGGGTCGATTCTTAGAACGCCGTGGGGCTCAGAAAGATGTTGAGAATAAAGCCGCAAAAGAGGAAAGCGAAACTCTGCAGGATCAAGTCCTTGCGGGACAGGCCGAAGAAGAAGCGGTAATCGCTGCGCAGGATATTGACCCCGATGCTTCTGTTGATGATCTACTGCGGGAGCAAGCGACCTTACGTAATTCCGGAGAAACGGACCCGGTAACCAGAGCGCGCTTAGCGGCTCTCAACGCGGTAATTCGTCCCCAACTAGCGGGTGATGTAGAAGCCCTTCGCGCCCAAACTACGGCGGAGCAGGACGTTGCCTTGCAGGAGCAGACCGCGCAGGATGATAACGATGCTAGGGCTCGGGCCAGCGCGTTTTCTACCGCGGAAGAAGATATATTTGGTAATCTGGTATCTCCTGCCGCAGCGCTATCCACGGAGCCTGAAGTCGAGGCCGCATCTACTCCGGCGGCAATGCGGCGTAGCCGTCAAGAGGCAAAAGACGCGGGTCAGATAGAGCTGCCACTACGCCGCACACCGGCTGGTCGGCCAACAACTACTCCTATCCCCGAAACGCCGTCAACGACTCCCCTGCCTGAAGGGGCGCTATCCCTACAAGACATTAAGGACACGAATGTCCCAATGAAAACCTCAAAGGGCTGGTTCGAGGCGAACGTAGTAGGGAAAACCCCAGAGGAAGTACAGGCGCTGGTTACTGCGGACCCAACCCTGATTGTCGGACCCGGACAGCGCGCCAAAGTACTGCGTGAGATACTAGCACCTATACCCCCCGCATTTAAAGAGGCCCCACGTGACATTATCCTTGCAGAACCGGGACTTACCGATGGACCCGCAGCTACCGAACCTACCGTTTCTGAGCGAGCAACAGATGAGTCAAGCTTGGGCCTACCTGATGTCGCCGCTCCCATTGCTGACCCCACCGGAGAGCCTGCAGCATCTGAACAGTCGGGAGTGGTCAGTACTGGACTACCTGCTGGAGATGGAGATGCAAAGCCTAAACGAAGCCGCGTACGTACACTAAAACCTGTCCGCGCCGAAGACATAGTTGCCGGAAACGAGCTTAATAAATGGCGCACGACCCGCGCCCGCGTAACAACCCCCGGCGCAATGGTTGGTAATACCGAGGTAGAGGCGTTCCTGCATGCGATAGACACTCAAGATGGTGCGGGTGCGCAGATAGCCCTTGACGACATAGCGCGAGTCCTACGTAGCCTGCCTAAAAGCGGGGATCAAGCTGCGCGTGCGTTTGTTACGTACATGAATAAGCAGACCGATGGAGGGTTTGACGGCCCGTTGAACAATGCGTTTAACCGTATTAGGGAAACTCCTAGTGCTTCGGCTCCTATAGCTGAGACAGAGTCGCAAGAGCGCACGCGCCGTAAGGCCCCAGTAGATAAGAAGTATCTCGAGCCGGTACGTATAACTAAAGACAATAGGGTTGTGCGTAGTAGCCAGCGCTTGCTTGTCCCTATGGGTGACGACGTTGCTAAGAAGTACCTGATGGAGCGCGGGCTTAATGCGGCGGAACGTAAGCTCGATGAGATAGATGCGGCACCAAAACGCGATACCCCCCAAGTTGGTCAGCAGGAGCTAGACTTCACCGCGCCTGTACAGGAGGCCAAGAAGCCCAAACCCGTAGAGGCTAAGAAAGCGGAAGTCAAAGTTGAGCCAAAAGCCAAACCCGCTAAGGTAGAGACCAAGACCAAATACCGTGTCACCTACGACGGTAAACCCGCAACAGTAACTATCGTCCGCACTACCGAAGACCCGACAAAAATTGACTACGTTACGGTCAAAGTAGATGGTGAAAAGTATGCGTGGGTTAATTTAGGTAAGCAGGGGGTTGTCAGCGACGAGAAGATGCTCAATAACTTGATCGATACGGATATTATTGACGCCATAGGCGCGTTAGACTCGCCTATACAAAAAAATTCTACGGGCGTAGAGGCTGCGAAACCTACGGTGCAGCCGTGGATGGATGACATCGCGTCGCAATTTAACGGTGGTGCTAGAGTCGTTCCTGTGTCTGATACGCTAGCCGTAGCCGTAGTCCAGTCAGCAGGAACAGACAACATAATTATTGGCGCTAAACACAAACCAACTGCCAACGACCCTAACAACTTTACCTACACTACGCAAGATTTATCTGCAGGGATTCCTAAGAGCTTTACAGCCGAAGAGACCGCCCTGATAACAGATGCGCATGCTAAGTTAGTTAAAGAGCGCGCTGACTTAGACGCTAAATACCCAGATGGAAAGTTTAGCGCTACGGACTCAAACGTAAAAGCCACTCCTGCAATGGAGCCCTACGCAAAGTTTGTAGAGGGACTGCTAAAGCAGTTGGGGCTAAGCGATCAACGCATCATACTAATCGCCAGCGGAGAAACGCGCTCTAACCCATTAGCGTATGGCCTGACCCCCAGCATGGAGTGGTTTGATTCAAAACTAGGCGCAGAAACTCAGGGAACGCATCGTGCACGCCTTAGTAAGCCCGGGGTCAGCGGAATTACCCTTAACCCCTCCGTGCTAGCTACTGGCGATCGCCAGCTAATTATTGAAACTATTGCGCACGAGTTGGGGCACATGATCGAGCATCGTGCGTTGGCGTCTGCCTCTCCGGAGGTCCGCGCAGGTCTACAGAAAGCGCACGAAGCGTGGCTCCGCCAACAAAAAGGCAAGACCGCCAAAGAGTTAGTAGAAGCGCTACGTAACCGCAAGATGGCGGAGTCTGGCATTAACGCCATGTCGTTCGCGCAGCAAGCAGATTCGGTAGACACCCCCGCTAGCCGGGAAATGGAAATACATGTCGACTACCTCAAATCGTTTAGCGAGTGGTTTGCGGATAACGTATCCCGCTGGACGACTACAAACGAGAAACCAGTTGGGTTGGTCGAGAAGTTCTTTGCAGACCTAGCGAAGCAGTTACGCAAACTAGCTAGTATCGTTACCGGTAAGCGCTTTATGCCCGACCGCGCAGTAGCCAAGTTTCTGGACGAGATGGGGGCAATGGACTTCACTAGCGTTAACTCGGCGTTGAGCGGTCGAGTCGAAAACTTCGCTAGGAGTACGCCTATTGATGCTATCGTGGCGTCAAGTGAAATGGCTCAGGTGCCGCCCGGCCCAATGACGCGCGCTGTGAAAATGATGATCGAAGCCTTTAGCGCTACCGCAGGGATTGACTTTGTGGATAAGTTTCGCACGTTGACTGTTGACGCTGCTGCCTCCGCGGAACGACGCTTAAATGTATTGTTTGATGGGGCCGTACGCTCCTCCAAAGGTATCTTAAACCCGATGGGGCTATACCGCCAAGCTCAGGACACCAGCAAGCTCTTGCTGGATTGGTTCATTGACGGCGCCCTCGCGAAGGACAAACTGACCGGCACTTACCGTACTGTCAAAGGCGCGCACTCAATGAACGAGGTGCTGACTATGGTGAAAGCATGGGGTACGGCCAACGGGTACAAGTTCGAAGAGGCATACAACACGCTCTCTAAAGTGTTTGAGGCTAAACGGCTGGACTCTCTACGTAAAGAAAACGTCATCCTTAAGAGTAACGGCGAGACCCAGTACGGCATAAACGCGTTATCCAAAAAACGCGAACAGCAGGGAGTTAGCAAAGATAAGCAAATTGACGAGATGTTGGCGTTTGCTGAGAAACATAAGAAAGCGGTTGACGCGATTCAAACTGCTATGGACAGCGTTCGTTTCGGCCTAATCGACGGCATGGTATCTACTGGCCGGTTATCTGCGGCGGACGGTGTTAACTGGAAGAAGAACTCCAACTACATTCCTTTTGAGCGCATGTCCGAGTACGACGACATGTTTCGTACGCAAAAAAGTACGGGTAAGGGGATTTCTCAACTTAAAAAACTACCCGAGTTCCTTGGCTCAGAAACTCGTGAAGTCGGCAATACTTTCGACAACTTTGTAAAGACTTCTGGGTGGATGATTGAGCAGACTATAAAGCAAGACGCCAACCTTTCTACCCTTAAGATGCTGGAGCGCTTAGGTCAAGCTACTCGTCATCGGGCTAAAGGCCGCATATCAGACTCAAAACTCGTGCCCGCGTTCGACAAGGGCGAGAAGATTTACTACGAGTTGCCTTCTCGCTGGGATGTCATGGCGTTTAAAGACCTCGCACCGCCAAAAGGCGCGTTGGTTAACTTCCTGTCCAGCTTCTCTAACGTCCTGCGTACAACTATTACGTCCATGCCTCCGTTCGCGGTTCGACAAGTTGTAAACGACATCCAGCGTGCGTTCGCTACGTCGGGCGTGGAGCAGCCTCTAAAACTCGTGTACCCTGCCCTGCGTAACTTTTTAGTAATTAGCGGAGCTGAGTTAATGGGTAGGCGCCATCCTTCCGTACGTGAGTTTGGAAGACTGGGCGTTATAGGTGATTTTGACTTTAACACTCGCGACCCGATGAGCTCTATCCTGTACGACCTTGGCTACCAGTCTCGCGGCAAAAGTAAAAAGAAGCGTTACACCGATTGGAAGGTATTACCCGTGCGTCTGACTTGGCGGTTCGTAAAGGCAATCTACGACCAGACCATAGCCGAGAAAGGTGACACCCTGCTGGCCACTACACGTTCACGCGAGTTCATTAACTTCCGTAGGCGTGGGGCCAGTAGTGTGATGCCCGCCTTAGCAAGCACCATTCCGTTCTTTAACGCGTACCTGCAGGGTATGGACGTATTGCTTCGCGCCGCCACAGGTAAATCTGCTGCTGCGGGACTAGATAAAGCCGCTGCTAAAAAGATGTTCTATGCGAAGGTAACGCAGATGGCCGCGTTCTCAACGCTATACGCCATCATGTCTTCTGGTGAAGACTACTACGACGAGGCGGGCCTGCAAATTCGCCACAACAACTGGATGTTACCCGGCGGAATCAAGTTTCCGGTGCCAGAGGAATTGGGCGCAATCTTTAAGGTGCCTGCGGAGATGATGGTCGAGTACTTCATGCGTAACGGCACGAAAGAAGAGATGCAGGCATCGGATGCCACCTTTACTGCGCTAAAGTATGCGTTTGCTCAATACTCCCCAATCGGCGGGCGCATGACTCCAATCCCTGCCGCCATCAAGCCCGTCATTGAGGCGGTTACAAACTACTCGTTCTTTACAGGACGCGAACTGGAGGGTGTCTACCAACGCAGTCAACTTCTGCCATCACAGCGTACACGTGGTAACACCAGCGAGCTGGCACAGGCAATATCAAAGTTCACGGAGACTCTCCTTGGAGAAAACAACGCCATCTCCCCCATCATGATCGACAACACACTGCAGGGTTACTTTGGCTCTGTGGCGGGCATAATCACGATGGGTACAGACCAGTTGATAAACTCTGACCGGATGGACCGCCCCCTGCAGAAATACTGGATGCTGAGTAACTTCCTATACGACCCAATTGGTAGCCGCCGCTTAGACGAGTTCTACGAGTTGCGCAGCAAGACGTTTGGGGTAAAAGGTACGCTGGATAAACTGGCCAAGGAAGACCTCGATGCCGCAGTGAAGTTCGCGAACGAGCACATAAACGAACTGTCGCTGGCGCAAGGTATTGGCTCGGCACTAGGACAACTCTCCGACACGCGCAGGTACAAGAACTACCTAAACTCAAATATGGCGGCGCAGTCGATGAGCCAAGACGAGCGTGCGACCAGTATGGAAGAGACTCGTCGTCTGGAGCAGGGGCTGGTCGGTTGGCTACGTGAAGTTCAGGCGGATGTGAACAAGGCTAAGTAACTCGCCAGACGCGCACACCATAGAGTCCGTACTCACAACGATTGCGGGTCTCTATGCGTATGCGTAGCCATCTAGTGTACGGACGTAACGCCTTGTGTACGTCCTCTGCCTGCGCCGTTGTAGGTAAGAAAAAGGACGAGCCGTGTGTCAGTCTGTCCCACATTATGTAGAAGGTCACCCCAAGTAACGGGAACACGTTAATGTCCTCGCTGGGGATGGCAGGTTTCTTAAAGGTCTTGGTCTTCGTTAAACGCCGTCGATTCGATGCCAATTAGTGCTCCATCAAAAATGTAACATCTCACGGGGATACCGCTCATACTGCCTAGCGCTCCGGCCCCAAGACGAGTCAGGTGTGACTTGCCCTCATGCTTGAGGTAGTTCAGCTTGGTCAGGTTCGCTATTGCCCGTTTAACATCCACTGAGCGGCTCGAGAAGAACTTGCGAAACTCCGCCACCGGTATAGCCAGCTCATTACTTGCTGGGTCGTACCGCATCTTTAACTCCCCCTTGGGCATCATGGCAGGTCTTTGCGGCGCGCCGCCTGCTGCAGAATACGGTGCTACCAATGCGTTGTTAATATTCGCATGGATAAACTGAGCCAACGTTTCACGTGCTACAGCCGTAGGGTCGCTTACATCGGTACTGTGAACCAATTTACGCTGGGCAATCTCTACCTGCATGGACTGGTAGACCCGCTTGATGTCAATGCTGTGCAGACCCAACCGCTGTGAGATGAGTGCGCCCGTAAAGCAAATCGTCAGTAAGCATGAGTAGAAACGGTCACGCTGGTCTAACTTAAACTCCCGGTCAACCTTCTTCTGCATGTCAGCCAGCATCTCCATCACTTTGTCCATATTCTGGATGATGTAGTCGATGTAGACAGGGCCCGCCACACCGTAGTTCGTGCTCAGCTTAGAGAACACTGCGTCGATTTCTTCTTTGCTAGCGCCCATATACACAGGTACATCCAACTGCAGGACGCGACGTAACTCACCATCAGACATATTCTTGTTCTGCATCAGCATGTCGATTACTGACGAGTTAGAAGAGGTGATAGTAATGTTGCACCAAGTGGTTGTGTTCTGGCGCAGAGTGTTGGACTGCGCGTTCATACGGTTCTTACCGCGCCCATCCGTCACACCATAGGCCATGTCCGACACCATCTCGGGCGTGTCGTTGCTAATCTCGTCAATCGTAGCCACGATGCTATTCAACATACCGACCAAGTGGTTCTTAGATGCCGCGGTATCCTTTGGGCGAATCAACAAATCCTCGGGGGAACCGAAGATTGAGTTAGCCACCATCTGTGCCGTTGACTTACCCGCGCCAGACTCTGCGTTGTACAAGTGAACCAGCACGCCCTTAACAACTGGGTGGTTCAGCAGCTTCAACAAAGGTGAACCAAACCCGCAGAACAACGTGAATGCATGCGCCTCTAGCCCAACTCGGTCGTAGAAGTTGGCAATGGTTTTCCACTCTTCTAGAGTACCGGTTGGCTTGAACGCTGCCGCCATTTGTCTCGTTCCACTTGCGGGGGGAGCCAGTTTTGTACCGCTTGCGGTGTACTCAAGGTCGCCAACAACAAACCCAAGTCTGTCAGAGGTCCAACCCATCTGGTGGCGAGTCCGGTTAGCCGCGTATTGTGACTGCAGGCGGCGCAGTGATGATGCAAAGTAGGCCATAAGCTCTTGTGTATGTTTTCCATAAGTAATAACGCCGTTGCGCACTAGCAAGTCACGCAAGGTGTCGGGCTTCATGATGTCCTTGACGGAGCTGTAGAACCGGCGTAAGCCGTCCTTGCGCATGTGCAGGTTGATGCCTACCATCTCGCCTTCGCCGTCCCCATTAGTATCCGAGTCGTAAAACCGTTCAGTTAGATACAGGTCATCTCGGTATATTTCAACCTCCGTCTCGGTCTCGCCGTCAGCGGCTTTAACCTTCTTGAACACACCACCGTTCACACCACGAAAATATGGGTGGCCGTACGAGGGGACGCTAATCTCTCTAGGCGCGTGGTCCTCATCTTCTGGTGCGGCAATAGTGTATTCACCTTCCGCAGTGAGCGGAGCTTCCGCAACAGTCTTACCCAGCATCAAAGGCGTACTGACGGTCTGCTTACAACCCTCACACCCAGCGCCATAGTTCTCTTTGTACCAGCTACACAGGTACGGACCTTTAGTCTCTGCTGCCTTCTCTTCCGTGGTCGTTGGCTCGTAGTCTGGGTGCGGACTAGACAACTTGTGGATAGCAATTACGCGGTCAGAGCAACGCGTAGCGATAGACAACGCGGCACGCCACAAAGGCTCCTCTAGCGTAGTTGACTCCCGCAGTGCCCGGTCGATCTGCGCACAGCCATTACCTTTCAGGCTGAGCTTGGCCAACTTCTTAAACGAACACTCAGGGTAGTCCCCAGCCAGTTCGCGTGATGTGTCATCCATGCCGAACATCTTTGCTGCGGATAAATCCACAGGCGGCGTAGGCAGGAGGCCTAACATTGTCTCGACATCTACAGGCTGACCCTGTGAAATGATTTGTACCGGACGGCTCTGGCCGTTCTTAAAATTAGCAGTGCCCGGCAAACGCAAAATACGAGCCGCGTCTGTAGTCACAGAAGGGTCGGCGTGCAAAGCTTGGGTGCTACATAACTGTTTCAGGGAACGGGCCATAGGCTTCCATTCTTCAACAGTCACATCGCGAGTCAGCGGCCAATATACGTGCAGGCCGCCACCAGAATTTACAAGAGTAGGCGTGGGTAATCCCGTTGCCGTAATAAATGCAGAGAGCGCTTTAGCGCCGTCCGCTTGGTCGATGTAGTCTTTCTTAGGTCCGCAATCAATATCAAGGAACAAAGCGCGAAGGAACTGGACATTGGGTACTTTACGCATGCCTTGGTCATCATAAGATGCCATTGCAAAATACGCGTCTACACCCGTAGAGTTATGCCCGTCCGCAACCGCCTCGACTTCCTCAAGGGAATCGTGAAACGTCTGGTGAACCACACCACCGCGAATACCAACGGCGCAATACCTGCCACTCGTAGGTAAGATGGAGCGAAGAAAATCTGTCACATGCACTCTTTCAGAAAAGAGGATAAAAGGGTGGCACTAGGTGCCACCCTTCGGACGACATCACTTGTAGTATCGGGAAACGAATTTCTCAATAGCCGCAAGGTGAAGACGTGAGCGTGGAGCGGAACTACCGGTCAGCCAGTTGTACACGGTCGCCCGAGTAACACCCAACTTATCTGCTACGAACATCACAGGATATTCTTTTAGTAGAAGTAGCGCCGCCAAGGTTTTTACGGGCTCGGTAAGAGCCGCACGTTCCACACGCCGCAAGAAGTGGACGCTATGTCCACGCCCTGAATTAATCTTCATCGTCAGTCAACCACTGGCTCAACACGTCCTCTGCGGCTTTGCCAACTTTCGCTGGCTCTGCTTTTTGCTTTGGACGAATAACCGGCTCGTCTTCTACATCCTCCACTGGCTCTTCCACTTTAGCTTTCTTCGCTACTACTGGAGCTTGCGTGAACGCCGCTGGTAATGCGGGTGCATTGTCTTTCTTAGGAGCAAAGCGCAATTCCAATGCCGCGCGGACATCGTCAGTTGTACTCTGAGCCTTAGCGACATTCCACTCCTGCTCACTCAACGGGCGAACTGCACGGAACTTCAACACTGGCACTGCTTCGCTTGTATCAAAACGAGCTTCGGTAACAACGCCTGTGATTGGAATACCGTGACCGGACAAGAATTTACCGTACGCTTGTAGTGGCATCTTGTCGCCATCAGGACGACCAAACAAAGACTTAGCCGGAACCGTCAGACGGTACACATTGCCACTGATGTCGTTTTCTAATGTCACCGCGATACGTTTGCTGAATCGGCATGCACGCGCTTTACCTTCGCCTGAACCTTCGATGTTTTGCGGGCATGTACCGCAGTTAACACTTTGGCGAGACTCGGCAGCCACTTCTTCGTTGGGCACGATACCTTCAGAAGACCAGCATGATGGGCGGATGTCCTTGCCTTCTTCGTACTTCTCAGCGTAGAACGTACGCTGTGTACCTTTACTAGTCGCGATAATGACCATAGGCATCGAACGCTCTTCGTTCTGCCCGACTTGTTCACCACCAACCATCATGCGCCATACACCACCTCTAATGGAGATGCTCTTACCGCCGGAGTTACCAGCAAGTTCGCGGGTCGCCTCATCAGCGACGTTACGGAGGTAGTCAGGGATTACTGAACCGGACTGAAACAGACTAATATTACTCATGGTATTTCCTTTAAACGAGTTTTAATTTGCACGCGAACGAGTGACCGTAACAGCATAACGTGAGACTACGTTAGTACCTTCGGGCAGCAAGTCTGGGCGCTGGTTTATGAATTCTGCGAAAGCGGTTTGGCTGAGTCGTCTCTCAAGAAGTTCGGGTACACCGTGCTCCTTAACAAACTCATACATCCGTCCCCAGTCGCTCGTGTCATAACGGGTTTTGACCGAACGCTTGAAAGAACCGAACTCGGTCTTCCCGCCATCTTGGCCAGTATCTTTACACAACTGCAGAAGCTCTTGCTCAATTACATCGAGCTGTACCTGCAGAACATCAATTATTTTTTTAGCTTCCGTTTCGGCTTCGCGCTTTGCGTCCCGAATCTTAACGTAGGCTTTTATCAGCTTCTGTACGTCCATTCTCTTTCTCCTTATAGGTATGAGCGGGGGCTCACATAAAGCAGTGTTTTCATCCACCAACACTACGGCGCTAACCCGTATCTCCCCCGCCCATGAATCAAATTATACACTGTCAATCCTTTGAGTCAAGGACTTTCTATTTCTTGTTTGTAAAGTTCTACAAGGTCCATGTGCATGTCGATCTTTTGCCCCAACATAACGTACATCCGCTTCTCTACAGGCGACCCTTGCAGGTGGGTGACTGTAACCTTATTCTTCTGCCCTTGGCGGTGTGCACGCGAATTTGCTTGTAAATAAATCTCGGTGGAGCTTACTGGACCCCACCACACTACTTGGTCAGCGCGAGTCAACGTGATACCGTGCGCAGTCGCTTGCGGAACCATTAACAAGATACGCACGTTGTCTTCGGTTTGAAAGTCCTTAATAATCTCGGCTCGGTTCGGTGCTGATATTCCCCCGTGGATTGTGGCTGATGTATACCCTGCCGCACGAATCTTATCTTCCACCAACGTCAACGCGTGGCGATACGGTATAAACACCAATACCTTCTGGTCGGTTTGGTCGATCACATCCACCAGCGCCTTGAATCGGTTAGCCACATCAAACTCCACCACGTCCCTATCGTCCGTATACACCGCCCCTTGTGAAATCTGCAGCAGCTTGTTCAGCATCGACGCGGCGTTCACTGCGGTAATCTCAGCGCCAGCGGCTAGTGCCACCATTTGCTGCTTAATGTTTGTGTAGTACTTACTCTGCTGGGGGGTCAATGGTACATCTCTAACCGAGTACAACAGGTCAGGCAGGTCTAGGCACTCTTCCTTAGTGAACCGAATCGCTGGCTGTAAGGCTTTATGTACGACGTCCTTGGAGTCCTGCTTTGGCACCCACTTGTACTGCGTAATCTTAACCATGACTTGATCCCGAAACTTTCCATAGAACATCGGCACGGTGCTGGGGTTAACCAGCTTGGCCAGACCATACGCATCAAGCGGTGACTGAGAGGCCGGTGTGCCCGTCATAAGCCACAACCTAGTAGTTGGGTCCGTCAGCGCCGCGATCGACTTCCAGCGGTCTGTCTGCACGTTCTTAATGGCGTTGGCTTCGTCCACAATAATCAAATCAAACCCGCCCGCCTTCAACTCCTTCTCGACTACCTTCACACCGTCAAAGTTGATGATGACAAATTCGTAGTCCTTGCTGAGGACTGCCTTGCGTTGCTCCCTACTGCCCTGCGCAATAGCACATGAGCGGTGCATGACAATCTTGAACAAGTCTGAGCGCCACGCGGTATCCATAATAGATACAGGGCAGACAACCAGTACCCGTTTGATTAGCCCCTTGTTCATCAGGTAGTCGGCAGCCCATGCCGCCGCAGCGGTCTTACCTGTACCCGCCTCGTTAAACACAAAGCAGCGGGGGTGCGTGGCTAAGAAAACCGCGGTGTCCCTCTGGTGATTGAACGGGGTGTACATACCGGGCCACTTGTACCGTCCCAGAATGGGATGAGGTACATCTTTGATGCCGAGGTTACGCAGAATCCGCATCTCGTCCAAGTCCCAATGAACCATGACTTTTGATACGCCATCGTTCTCGTCAAGGATGTGGCTCTTAGGTATGAGCGCAGTGATTTGTGACGCCTTCCGTGTATTAAACACGAGCGCCCTGTCTTGCAGGATTTCCATATACCACCAATATAACAAACACACAAAAAGGGCCCGGAAGCGAACTTCCGGGCTAAATTCCAACAAGGATAGAACCGTCGGCGGAGAAGGCCGACAACTAATCTTACCCTACCTATCGCCGCAGCGTTAGGATTTTTTAGTTTTAATCGCCCCTGTTTTGGTACGGGGGAAACTCCGATTGACAGTCTTACTTACAGCGCGTAGGTTACTCGCGGCGGTGGAGCCGCCCTTAGACAACGGCTTCTTATGGTCTACGTCCATGCCGTCTCCCTTGGAGACTCGGCCTTCCTTCGTCAACTGACTGCGGGCAGCGTTTCGCTTAGCGCGATTCTTCTTCTGGTCCGGTGTGCCTTGGTACTTGTCGTACTCGGCACGGTAGTCTCTTTTAGCATTAGCCATGGTTTTCACAAGATTCAACTGGGCAAAATTTGCACAGCGCGGAGGAGCGAGGATTCCATACCCCGTGCGTCAATGCTGCGTTGATACCGTCCGCTCTGCCTGCCCACTTTGACAGAATCTCAGGTAGTTCTGCCCTAGTGTACTTGGCTTTAATGACATCGCCAACTACCAGAAACAGCAGTGCCCCCTTGACAACTTGGACTTCCGGGTGGTGCACAAACGTCATGGCCGCCATCAACTCCAACTGCCCCTTGTCTGCATACTTGCTTGACTTCCCGGTCTTGTAATCCACAACAAAAGCGGTCTCCTTAGCATCATCTACCAACAGGTAGTCTGGGACACCTCGGAACCACGCATCAGCCGCAAAGAAGTCTGTGGGGCGAAAGTTAGCGGTAATAGCCATCTTGCGTTCGCAGTACACGATTCCTTCCATATGAGCCAGCGGCTCGGCAAACTTCTGGAACTGTGCGAACTTGGGGGGTATCGCTACCCCGTCCTGCACGTAGTCCTCGAGTGCTTTGTGTACGGCAGTACCGTACAGCGTAGCGTCAGTGTCTTTCGATTTAAACTGTTTGAGAATCCGAACCGTATGAAACCTGCGAGGGCAGCCCTCAAAATCTTTGATTGAGGAATACGAGTGCACGAGTGCCATAGAAACAACCTGTAGTTCTTTGAGTTTTATAGTATAACGCTATCCACCGTAGCTATCCCCTACATCTGATTCACACCCAAGGGGTAATCCTTTGGCCCAGCTTGGCTGCCACGACATGCACGTCTCAATGTGCGCCTTCGCTTCTTCCTCCTCCTCGCGCTTAGCCAGCGCCCCCACCGAGTCGTGTACGGTTAACGCCACCTTATACCGCTGAGCAACACGCAGCATCTGCTCGGCCACTACGCAACGGGCTACTGCTTGGGTAAAGTTTTCCACGATTTTCCCGCCGTATATGTACGTCTTGATACCCTTGGACATATACGTCCACTGGTCGCGTCCTTTCTCCTCGTCAAACGCCTTCGCTAGACCCGGGTACTGGACAAATAGCCCACTAGGCAACGTCAGTCCTGAGCCCGGCACCGCATTGATAACGCCCGGTACATCAACCTGAAACGTCTGCCCCATGCGTAGCGCCTCCAACGCCTCGTCCGCTTTGTACCATAACTCTTTTATGCGAAAGTTCGATGCGCGGTATGTATCAATCATGCGCTTGGCTTCTTCTAACTCGACCGTAACCCCCGCCTGCGTCTTCAAGAACGCCTGTAGCTTGTGATGCCCAACGCCAAAACCGGCACCGAGAATAACCACCTTGCCTACCTGACGCTGCTGCGTATCTATCTTCTCCCGTGGAGTGTCGTAGATTGCCTCAGCCATAATTTTGTACACGTCTTCCTTGTTAGTAAACGCCTCAATCAAGTCTGTCTGGCCAGCTAGCCACGCCAAGGTACGAGCTTCAATCTGAGCCGAGTCGCAGTCAATAAATACATAGCCTTCGGGCGCTCTGATCGCCTGCTTAATCTTCTTCGCGTTAGCCCCACGGCTCGGCAGGTTCTGCAGGTTTATCTTATCCTGACCCGACCACCGCCCGGTGTGCGCACCGTAGTACCGCAATGGAACTGGGAACGCGCCTCGGTCAGCCATATCAATAAATCGCTTGGTACGTGTCTCCTCAATGGTGGACTTGTTACCTAAACGTGCCGCAACAAGGGACTGAATACGGTCATCCTCATGCTCCGTCAACGCCTGAAACTCCTCGTCTGTCTTGGCGAACGCGTATGTTTGCTTACCTGTGGTCGGGCTGGTTTTCATTGGCGGCTCTACACCGTAGTTCTCCAGCAGTGTTGCAAACTTCGGGTTGGACATGAGCAACTTCTTAACGTCCTCGTCCTCATCCGCTTTCAGGATTCTACGCACACTATCCAGTAGCAATTCCTTGCGCGCCAGCACGTCATCGTAGTGGTCTATCAAGTGCTCCTTATCTAACACCAACGCAGGTTCTGTAAACATACGCAGGGTTAAGTCGATGAGCTTTAGCTCCTTCTTGGGGAACCCCATCTCCATGTAGATGTTGAACAAGCCATACGTCAGCGACACATCATTGCAGCAGTAGGAACCGTACCTCGCCAGCTCCTTCGCAGTGAAGTCATCATAGTGTTTACCCAGCGCGTTCAGAACCTCGTCGCCTTTTACCCCGATACGAAACCGCTCTGCCTGTTTAGCTAGTGAGTGCGCCCGCTCATGTGGGTACAACGCGCGAGACATACCCAGTGTGTCCGCCCATGCCATCGGCTTGATGCCGTAACGCCACGCCATGATTGCCCCATCGAACGCGGTGTTCTGCGCCACGACCATCGCATCAGACCAATCAATACTGGCAAGGTGGGCGGCTACTTCATGCTTGGGGAACCATACTGGCGGCTCGTTGTTAATCTGTGTCGCTACCCCAATCGTCTCGAACTGGGAAGAGCGTACGTACTCTTCGGTTGTTAATTTGGTGAGACTAAACTGTCGGTCGTAGTACGTCTCAAAGTCAATCGTTATTAGCTTCATCTAGAATCTTCTCGTAAGGGTGATAGTTGTGCACAGCGTTATGGATGTCAGCGAGGCACGTGTGCAGGTAGTCAAGGTTCTTCTCGTTAATAACGAGGGCCAAGCCGCCAGCCTTATCAATCTTTCGCAGGCTGAGTACTTGGATACCTGTTGGTTTGTTGTAGCCAGCTTTCGCCTCGATTCCAATGAACCGTCCATCAAGGCAGGCGAGTATATCTGGGGTTCCGTTTGCTGCGTACATACCACCGATGTAGTTTACGGCGTATGCGCCAGCGTCTTTAAGCGCTTTGTGTATCTTCGCTTTTACTTTGGCTTCGGGTGTTGCGGCCATGAGTTCTCCTTTGTTAGGGGTGGGGGGATATGTAGATTCGGTGCCCCCCTCACCGTGTGGAGAATGGAGCTACTTGCAAAGATCACTGTCTATGTGGACAAGTAGCACCCCCAAAACATGTTCGCATCTACAAGGCTTGCATGCGTTGGGCAGATTTTCACCACATAGACTGAACCTCTTCTAACTTTTGCATGTAGTGTTTGGTCTTGCCTGCATCGTCTGTGCCTGCCTTACGTCCGGCGCGCAGGCTGTACTTGATGATGTTGCCCTTTAGGAACCCAACGAATTCGTCGTGCGTCAGCACCGCTTCCATTACAGCCCACGGCTGTACCGCCATCTCTGTGTAGTGCGAACCGCCGTGCTGTATATCATCGGCGCCACGGTATAAGGCGTCAGTAAGAATCTTTGTCGTCATGGGGGGTCTCCGGTTTGTGTGGGGTGGGTAGCGCAAGGACGCTCATTAAGGCTCGTCGCAAGATGCCGTTTTCTTCCCTTAATTCCGCTACCAAAAAATCAAGCTCGCGTTCTGTTTCAGTCATCGTCGTCGTCCTCATCGCAGTACATATCTTCGAACTCAAGGTATATAGAGGTCAAAGCGCATATGACGCTCGCCATCTCTAAATTTTCGCGCATGGCAACGTGCGCCAATGCGGTAAGGAGGACGTTCACCTGCTCATCACCCGCTCCCGACACACCCAACGTGAGGGTGATCTTGCGGTGTGCTGACTCCCTAGCAGCGGGTGTTACGTTTAGCTCGCGGCGGTGTCCGCTCATATAAACCCTTTAGTGTGTAGCCAAGGCCCACAGGAACCCTGTGGTGGCTGAAATAATCATAACCGCAATTAGCGTCAATCCGAGTCTATATACGTCAATCATGTGTTCTTCTCCTTTGGGGGTACGGGGGTCTGCGGCTTCATAGCGTCTGCATACCCACGCTCATACTCTTTGCGTAGCAGTTCTTCGGGCTCCCACGGTAAGGGCGTACCCGCGTGTTTGTATGCTTCGGCACGCCACATGGACGCGCTCAGTTTGTATCGTTCGCAGTCGTTGCAAGTCATTTCTTTCTCCTGTGATATTTATAAAAAACATGAAACCCAATTACTTCAGTCATTTCCAACCTGCCCGCCCACTGCGGGTAAACAGCTATTGTGTGGTAGTGCGTTGACTTTCTCGTGTTGTCCTTTAGCCTTCCCGCCATTGCCTTGGCCACAACTCTTTGCACCTTCTGCGTGTATGCCACCAGCCTTGGGTTTCTAGCCCTGTAATCGTTGGCCCAACTGAATTGCTTTTTTTGGTACACAACCCTGCAGATTGAATTAGGCCAGCGCTTACTTGCGACCCTGTTTAAGACAACGTTAGCTACCGCCCTAATACCCGCCAGACTTTCGCCACGTGCTTCGTAGTGCAGATTGTCAGCCAAGCATTTTGCCTGCTTACTGTACGGCACGGCCATTACTGATGTTGGTAGCATCAACAAAGCCAGTAGTAACTTAAACACTGCCTCTTGCGCGCACGCCGTCGGCGCACCAGTTGGCGGCAACCATCTCAGGAGCATCGTCTGCGTGTCTGTAACGGGCCACGATTTCGTCACACACCTTTGCACACGCCTCACGCTCTGCCAACACTGCCGTTTCAATAGCCTCTTGGCTTGCCTCAATGATTGCTGCATCGTGCTTGGTAAGTATTTGCTTTATCAGTTTCAATGCGCCCTCGTGGATGCCGAGGGGAAAGTCGATTAACTTAGCCATGATTTTTTTTCTTAGCCTAGTTTCGATGTTGATGGCAAACGTCTCAATCCGGGTCACACCATGCGGTGAACTTTTTTGCGCCCACTCCCATGCTTTGTCAATGTCGCCCTGCGTCAGCCCAACCCACTCGGGCTTGTATATTTCAGATTCAGGAATGTTTTGGGTCACAATTTTTTCTCCGTCAAACCATGTTTTTGTAATGTGTGCGGTCATGTGTTCTTCTCCTTGTTGTTAAAGCCGCCGTAGTGCCCGCCTAGATTTGCCGCCACCATCACTTTAATGAACTCCTGCTCGGGTGGGGTCATCTCCTTGTACGCAGAAAATTTGTTGCAAGCATCGTCCAAGGTTTTGCGCATAGCAGCGGCCAGATTCTTGGTATAGAGCTTCCCCAGTTCGGCGTACTCGTCTTCTTCAGTCATGTGTTTCTCCTATTCCACCAAAGTAACGCAGACTGTTTTGCCTCGTTGGAAATACTAATAGTTCCCTTCCCCTTTGTCCATTTTTCATCGTCAAATTTGGGCGAACTACACCCGCAGCCGCAGGAAATATAGTAGTGCCCCGGGTAATATCCACATGAACCATCCTTGTGTTTCATTTCGGGTTGATTCCCATCAAAGGGACAGGGCTTCATAACTTCTAAATTAGTCATGTGTTCTTCTCCTTGAGTTTGGCTTCAATGGCGCGGGCAATACTACGGTACAGAGTTTTGTTTGCTGCATGGTACGTAGCGATAGCGGGAAAAACCTGCTCCACCTCCTCCTCGGTTAACCCAGCCCAAGGCTTATGTCTGTATTGATTCATGTTGTGATCGCCGCTCATGTGTTACTCCTTGCCCTGATTGCTTTTGCCGCCTCATCTGCCAGTAGTTTGGCTGGAGATTGGTCATGTAAGAAACTGCCACCTTCCAATAACTTGGCACACGCCTCCCGCTCTGCCTCAATCTCACGTTGCATATACTCAACCATAACCGTACCAAACTGGCTGGGCTGGTTCTCAGGGTCGGTGATCAGTTGCATCATTGCCTCACGCGCCTTTGCAATAACTTCTTCGCTGTTCATTTGTTCTTCTCCTTTAATTTGGCTTCAACAATTGCTGCGACATCAGCAAACGAAAAGTCATTGACGATGTACGGCACACGAGGACGCATTGAGTCGTAGTCTTCTGCTGTCAGTCCCACCCAAGGCTTCTGTTGTGGTGGTGATGTGTAGAGAGGCGTTACAGATGGGTCATCAAAAGGCTCGCCGTATTCAATCTGCTCGCATTCGTCGTCAAAATTGACGTACATCCACGCCACAGGCTTTCGCTTTTCTGCCTGTTCAATGGCTTGGCGTAGGGCTGTTATAGCACCGACATCTACTTTGTTCTTCCCAAAAATATCTTCCAGCGCACCCAGCGCGAACTTCATTACTTCAATACTCATGCGTTCTTCTCCTTGAGTTTGGCTTCAATAGCGTGAGAAAATTCCATATATTGCATTGAGTCCACTTGCGTATAAACACTCCAGATTTCCTCATCCGTTAGCCCAACCCAAGGCTTATCTACCTGCGCTTTTGTGGCAACGTAATCAGCAAACAACTCTACCATTGACATGATACGCGGGTTAGTCCAGCCCATTTTGTATTGCTCGGTCATGTGTTCTCCTTTAAGAAATAATCTTTAAAAACCGTGCCTTTAGATGCATCACCTCTCCAATTCTCTTTAACCCACCCCCTCTTCCCAGACTTATAGGTTCTCCAATGACCTCTGGCTTGATGCCTGCGTGGGCCTGCGTGCGTGCCGCCTTGGTGTTCCTGCTGGGGCTTAGAGGGCTCTACTACAACTGTATGCCAGTCATAGCTCGGCAACTTGCCTTGTTGGGCCTTTCTGCGGTTTGTGAATGTATTCCTTACCGTTGGTACAAACGCTTCAGTCCTAGTGTCCAGTGACGAATAAAACATAGCAACAATTCGGGTCATCATTGCTAGGTCTTGCGAGTCAATGGGTTTATCAACCGGCCCCACTTTTGGCTCGCCATTATATTCAGCAAACAAAAAAGACCCGAGGGATTTATACCCCGTCGTCTTTAGTATCCAACCCGTTACTATGGTCGCGGCAGGCTCTGTAATTATCAACAACAAAAAGTCTCCGTGCGCTGTGTGGGCACACAACATTACTTTTTTGTACGGTGCTGGATGCAATAAATACCGCTTGGGGTCTGCGGCAACGTGGGGGGTTTTAATCACGCCCGTCAAATCAAACCAATGCGTTTGAGTTGGGTCAAGGCCAGCATCAACTACAAGGCTGACCATTTCCCTAATTAAAGGTGTCATGTCTTACTCCTCGTCGTCTAAAAACTCTTGTCGCTCCTCAGCGGACATCTCAGCAAGGGTCTGAAAGTGGTTCTCACCGCAGCATTGAAACCGTGCCTTCTCTTGTCCGCAGTAGCAACAGTACTGTGTACCGTCTGCCATCATCTCTTCTTGTGTCATGTTTGCCTCGCTACGTATTCGTGTTGGAGCCAAGCCAGCGCTCCGAGTTGTTGATAAACATCTTGATGATAGTCACACCACACCGCCATCCGCAGACCGTCGTTGGTGAAACCTGTACCGATAAACGACTGTAGTTGACCACTCTCTGCCATCTCCAGCACATTTTTAATGGCGTCGACTATATCCTGATTCGGCTTGCCGGGCTCGAGCTCGGTTCCGCTTAGAGTAACTACGTTGGTCATATGTTCTTCTCCTGTATGGGCCTACTTTAAGAACGGGACGTCGGGTGTTGTTTTGGTCAACGCCGCGTACTCAAGCAAAACTTTTTGAGCGTTTATAATTTTCCCCGCCGTGTTGTTCATTTCTGATGCGACCTTCACATCCACTACCCCAGTCTTAAGGTCGGCGAATAGTTCAGCTAGTTGCGTGGTTAGTTCAGTTATGTTTTTCATGCTAGTTTTTCCTTCAGTTCACGTTTAATTTGCGTGTATAAGCGGCGTGCCTCGACAAGCGATACAGGAATCAAATAGGTTGATGACTTGTGCCTAAATATCAACGACTTGACATACGAATCTCCCAAGTTATCGCGCTGCAACTTTGCTCGCGCTAGTATTTCCCCCGACCTATTTGCATAGTACTTATGGTAGCGAGCGCTATCTAAGGCTCTCCCGTGTGGCGTCGCCGCATAGGTGGCTTTCTTGGCCGCAATCTGCGCGGCGTGCTTAACTCGGTACCGTTGCTTCATCTTGAACGCGGTATCTGGGTTATTGGTTCTCCACGCCTTCGTCCATGCGTTTTGTTTTTGTTTGAGCTTAGTCCGTTCTGCGGGGGTCATCTTTGCTAGACGATCTGACCTTAACTGCGCGGCCTTTGCGTTATGTTTTGCGCGTTGCTCAGGGGTTAATGGTTTATCGGTCGCGTGCCGACATTGGTTGCACTGAGCACGTAGGCGTTCTCGCGTTGTACCGTCTTTATTTACCCATCGCTTCTTACTAAACGCGGTCAGTGGTTTTGTCTCGTTGCATTTTGTACAAACCTTAGTCATGCTTTCTCCTCAACCACAATTGGTGTGGCACGTTTATATTTAATCTCGTCATGCACAAGCTTGACGGCTCGTTCCATGTCTCGGACTGTGATGACCTCAAGCTGGGCGTCGTGCAGTTCCATGGCCGTGTTGAGCGCGTCCATCTCAGCGGCTACTGGGACAAACTTGTTAGCCTCTACACCTCTAGCACCCACCGAACGCAACGCCCGCAATCCCGCATCAACAACCCCACGGTACTCTTCGCCAAACCCGAGTCGCCACAAGGACTCCATCACATTCAGCGCGTTAATCAGGGCATTGACGTCCGCCTTTGTAGCAGTGCCTTGAGCAAGTGCCGCCATCGCCATGTGGTTAACCAACCTCAAGTCAACCATAAACGAATCATGCAGGGCGACGGGGGTCATACTCTCCATGACGTATCCCATCGGGTTAATAATCACGGGCTTTGGTCGGTACTTACTACGTTTTTTCATTTGACTTTCGTGTACCTCTCGGCGTTCTTTGAGTTAACCATAGGGGGCGCGTTGCCGTTTGTGTTGGCCGACCTTACTTTGCCTCCTACCGTGCCAGACGTGCTTTTCTTGAACGGGAGCATGTCTATCTTGAACAGGCCCGGAGTATTAAATGCGTTGGGTACTACAGGCTTAGTCATTTCAACTTCCCCTCTCTGCCATCCTTGTAGAGCAGGGACTGCCCCATCCTACTTGGATACTTCAGGTGGTTATCCGCGCCCGGCCTCACGGCTGGCTTGGGGGGTTCGTTATAGATTCCAGCCATCTTGCTGGTTGTTGGGGCTTCTACAACTGGGGTTAGTTTTTTAGTCATGAGTAGTCCCCCGTAAACACAGCCTTGATGCGCGCCCAAAGAGATAACTGCTTAGGCAACGGGCGGCCTAACCCATACTGAGTTTGTTGAAACGCCAAGTCTCCAAGCGCCTTGGTATTCATTATTGAAGTGTCAGATGTAACGACTGCGGCTGTAGCCCACTTGGCGGCAGGCTTTTTCTTCACTGGCATTAGTAAACTACTATGGCGGTGCTTGGCGTTGTGCACGGTGTACGCAGGGATGCCTAAGTCTTTGGCAATTTGAGATGAGGGCTTGCCCGAATTGAGAGCTCGTATGATTGCACGGGTTTGTTTGGTTAGTGGTCTAGTCATGGTTTTTCTCCTAAAGATTTAACAATTAAAACATTTCAAGTTGCGCGGGGTCTTTGGGTAAGTCACGAGCGTAGTCATCCCACGCTGCGTGTACATCAATCCCATGAGATATTGCATGCTCGACGACGGCGTACAACAGGGGTGAAAGGTTGCCTCCACTTGGCTGGATAAGATACATCTCCAGCGCACGGTCAAGTGGGGGTACGGGTACATCGTGTATCAACAAGGTATACACATCACTGGCAATAGTCATTCGTCGAACTCCAAAAAGTTAATCAAGTTATAGTCTTCATCCGTTGTGAACCAACAGATAAATTCCGGTGGCGGTAAGCCCACTATACGTAGGCGGTTCCCTATACGTGCGGTGTTAATAATAGTACTAAGCCACTCCGGCCTCGTGTGTAGCAGTCGTGAGCGTTGGACGCTTGTAGCGCCCCTCTCGTTGTGCCACAGTTGTACCGTGAATAGCCCCGCACTTTCTGTGTACCGTATTTCGTACGCAGGTTTAGTCATTAAGTCCCCAGTCAAATGCCTCAAGAATGCTATCTACTTTCTGCTTAATCTCCATACGGTGTCCTTCATGTTTACGTAACTCATCGGGCTCTACACCTTGCAACGTATCCTCCAACTGACGCCGCGCCTTCTCCAGCGTAGGGTCTTGGGATACGTTTAGCGTAGAGAGTAATTCACACAGGTCTAACGCTCCAGTGACCATCGTGTCGTGAAACTTGCGCTTCTTGCCATCTTCATCGACCACCAATCGGTCACTGAGTCGGGTCAGGGACGCGTGTAGTCTATCCCACAAATCTTTCGTTGCCTCTTGCACACGCGCTGTCGCAGCAATCTCGTATTGTTCAATCAGTTCGCGCTGTACCTCGGTCTCAACATCCAATCGGAAGTCACCACTCGTAGGTAGAGGCATGAACGAAGTAAAGAACGCAAACTTGTGCCCGACTACATCGCGCTGTGGGTACTCATCTCTATCGAATAGTGTACCTAGTTGAAACGCTGCTTTCGCCACCAGTGTGTCATATTTATCGAGGTATGTCATTACCAACTGATAAAAATCATTCTGGTATACGTTCATCGTTTTCTTGTACTCCATCAGGGCTTTAGTCGGCAGGAGGCGTGAGCCGTTATCACTCCACGGTATTGTCAATCGGTAGTGCTCGGCGCGTGCCTTGGCTTGAAACTTAGTGATAGCGTCTAGCTCGACACAATCTGCAAATAGATTCTTGTACACCGAGGAAGCACGCTTTGATGCGGCGTGGCTGTCTACCACCACACGCTCTTGTGTGTAGGTGTCTTTCTTGCGGCCTGAGTATACCTTGATGTTTAGGTCGACCAACATGGCCGAACGTGCGACACCTGCGATTGGGTTTGTTGTATTCATAATGATTCTCCAAAGGTTTAACGATTAAATGTTTGCGTTGCGAATTGCGGTTAGTGCTTTTATTGCCTCGTACGTTTCGTCGTTAACCATGTCGCAACGTAGTAAGCCTGTCACTGGGGGGGTTACCTTATTCATGTACGACATCTCATACCCATGCGTACCTTTGCCTTTACCCATGTGTTCTTCTTCAAGGCACTCCGCGTTGTGCATGAT